CGCACCGTCGAGCTGATACGCTTTGCTCGTTCCATCAGCCAGAAACTCATTCGTTCTCCATTTTGAGAGCAGGTTTACAGCCTCAAAGGTCGTTCCTCCGCCGGCAGGATCTCTCGAGATAACAGTTGTAGGCACGTATGCGGTATCAGCTGCATCCATTGCGCTCTCACCGTCATACACGATAAACTCTCCTCCGGTGAGTATATAGAGTCTCCCGCCCTGCACAAAGCCGACAGATCTCGCATCGGTGACATCGATATCAAATGTCACGGCATCAAAGCCTTCCCCTGCCGCTGTCATTTTGCTCACCTTCGTCCCGTGATGGATAACGAAATGAACGCTGCCGGCGAGGTTTATCGCAAAGACACCGTTTACCCTGCCATCAAAGCTTTTAACGGTCTCCCATCCGGGGCGCTTCTCGGGAAAACCGCCGTCATCCGCAATAAGATTGAGCGGCCACGGAGATCTCGATGCGTCAATGGCAGCCGAGTCGGTTGAAAAATCCGCACCCTTGAATTTTTGATAGATCGTTGTCCTGTCCGCCGCCGTCGATGGCGTAGAGTAATTAGTTGCCATACACATCCTCCACGTCAACAAATTGAGTCAAAACAAGGGCCGAGCGCTCGCTCTCATACTTGTTTTTGTACTGTGTAGCAATGCCGGGCTCATCCTCCATGTAGAGGACACCGGCAATGCCATACGGCAAAAAACTAAGTATCTCCGGCTGATAGTCGATAACAACATCCAGCGAAGAGATCTCCGGAGCTCTGTTAAGCTTTTCGAGCCCTCTTATATCACGCATGCCGTTCTCCTTTACCAGCAGCTCATCGAGGCACAGCCCCAGAACAGCGATAAACTGCTCTCGCATATCGCTTTTATCGCTTGATTCAGAAAAACAGAGTGCAATGACTCTGTTGAAAATGGCATCTGCCGTCATAGTTTTTCACCTCCTCTTATTGCAAAAACAGGGGCGAAACAATTCCGCCCCTGTTTAAGGTCAAGGCTTATCAGCCGTTCTTCTTCTCGGCTACATCGGAGGTAAAGGTGCCGTATGCTACAGCCTTTACGACAGCGCCTGCCTCTACTGCTACAGCGCCGGTGTAGGGCTTAGCGGTGAGGGAGAATCTCGGGTCAGAACCGTCTACGGTGTAGTAGATAGCGGTTGCGCCGGAGGAAGTGATGGTAGCGGAGTTGGAAGAGATAGCGATGGTCGGGGTGGCCTGCTTGCCTGCGGTTACGTAGGCATATACGCCGCCGACCTTCTGAGCGAGAACGAAAGCGTCATAGAGCCAGTCGCCCTCGATGAGGTGGCCGTGGATGCCGGGAGGATCCTGGTGGATCTTGGTGTGAGAGATCTTCTGAGGAGCCATAACGGCGTTCTTGTGCCATGCGATAAACGGGCAGTTTGCAGGCAGGAAGCTGTCAGGTACCTTAACAACGTTAAGGCCGAAGATGCTGCCGACTTCACCCTTAAGCAGTGCCTTGGCACCGATCTGGTCAGGCTTGATGAATTCAGAAGATCCACGTACAAAGCCGTAAGCAGTACCGCCGACAGCGATAAATCTGTTCTCGTCGGGAACGAGAGCGTTATCCATAGCGGAAGCAGCTGCGTTGATGGCATCAAGAGCGTTGGTCTTGGTAAGAGCGCTGCCGGAAACGACATTGCCCGCATACTTTGCCCACTCAGCAAATGCATGCTTGTCGATAGCGGGGTTTACTCTCTCCTCGATCTGCATTCTGAGGATGCGTCCTGCAGCCTTTACGTTCATCTGGCTCTCGTCGTTGGAAGCGTCTACAGTCAGCGCAAAAGCCTTGTGCTGGGTAAGCAGCTTCTCCTGTACGGTATCCTGTACCTCGGTGGGGGTGCCGAAACGGTTTGCGCCGTTGGCGGTGTAGTCAACGAGATCTACGGTCTGAGGGGTGTAGATCTTGATGCCTCTTACGCCGGTGAAGTCATAGCCCTTATAGCTTCTGCCGGCGGTAAAAGAGCCCTTGGTATAAGCTCTGTCGATCTGCTTAGCATACTTGGTAGCGAGATTGATTGCCATTTACATTCATTCCTTTCTTTTATCCGAAAAGTCCGTCCAAAAACGGATCTCGGGAGGCGCCCGCAGCCGCACTCTTTACGCTGCCGGGCGATTTCTTTTTATTGACTTCGTTCTTCTCGAGAGCAGCTACCTTCGCCTTCAGCTCGCTTATTTCACGGTCCTTGTCCGCAATCTGAGTGCTTAAGGTTCGGTTCTGATACTCGATATAAGCGTTTCTCGGCGTCATGCCGCCGGCGATCTGCTCCCATACTTCCTTCGGCAGGTCGTTCTGCGGGTCCTTGATGTCGGGATAAGCCTTCATAAAGTCCTTCCAGTCCGCCTTTGCCTGTTCTCTGAAGTACGAGGTATTCGCCCTCTCGCCCTTGTCGGGCACTGTGCCTCCGTGCGAAATAATGTTCTGACTCATCTGCTCGAGGATCTTCTGCGGTGTCGAGCCGCATACTCTCGCATACTCTGTCAGCACCTCAAACGCCGCTCTCTCGCCTCTGGGCGCCGCAAGCTCCGCCTCGAGCTGGCGTACCTTTCCGGCGATGTGGTCATAGTTGAGGCCTTTCTGGGCATAGGTGACTGCTTCCTCGGGCGTGAGCGTGCGCTCCTCGCCGTTAAAAGTAACCTTCAGTCCCTGCACGGGTGTTTCTTCTCCCTGGGGGGCAATCTGCTTGTCGGTCTCGGCTTCCTCCTGCGGGTTGGTGTCCCCCGCTTCAGAGGCTTCGTCCTCCTCGCTGTCGGCGGCATCCTCTGAGAGCAGGTTGGTGTCCCCTGCCTCTTCCTCTGCCTCGGTGTCCTCGTCGAGCGCTTCCAGGAAAGAGCCCTCGTCGAAAGCTTCCATATCGGTTGTCATGCTTTCAGCATTGGTGTCCTGCATTTCGAGCATGTATTACCTTCCTTTCTCATGCCTTTTCGGCTTCTGTATTGGTGCCCTCTGCAGCCGGCAGCTTTTCACGCTCGCCGCATACGGGGCACTCCCAAATGATTTTCTCGGGTTCGCCGTCACCGGACAGCTCCACCCGGTCTATCCTTCTTTCAACCATGCACTTCTGACAGAGCATTTCACATTCCTCCCTTTGCAGGTACCGGTACCGCCGGAGTCTGCAGGTTTTTCAGCTGCGCTATGAGGCGGTTTTTGTTCTTGAGCTTGTTTTCGGGTATCTGCTCAAGGTAGATGATGGGGTCACGGATAATGCCGGCAGAGAAGAGATTATCGATCGTCTGCACCTGCTGATCAGCATCCCAGAAGCTTGTCTGCCCGATGTCGATTTTGAGTCTCAGTATCATGTCACGTACATGCGCAAAGTCATATACTGCCATGCTCTGCTTGCCCAGGGCATCTGTTACAACGACTTCTCGCACACCGTAGTCGGTCGAGATGATATCAAGAGCGTTTCTGATAACGTCCTCGACAAATACGTAATACGCTCTTCTCACCGACTCCAGCGGTACCGCAGTTGCTTCCTGCGTTACGATGATAGCCGAGGTATTATCGGGGTTTACGTTGCCGAGAGCTGCGTCCGAGGCGCCCATGAGGTCTCTCGTGTTCGTCATAAGGCTCGATGCAAAGGGTATCAGCGACTCGGGGATATCTGCAGACGTCGATACGCTCGTTGCGGCTTCTCTCGGATCTCCGTTCACACCCACAGCGCCGATTTTGTTCGACCAGCCGTTGGGGAACTTTGCTCTGTCGAAGAGGATCTTCCTGAATGCGTTTTCTCTCTGCTGTTTAATGCCCATTGCGTACATCTTGTTGATGGCTATCTGGTTGGGGATAAGGCCTGTTACGGCTGCTCTGCCGTGGCAGCTCCCTCTTACAGCTTTCCAGCGCATCCAGGCTATCGGATAACGCTTGTAGCCGGTGTCTGTCGTTTCCTTGATGGTCTCGGTATGAGTCACCTTGCAGTAGCGCACGGTGCCCTCTTCCCGCCAGTACTTCGTGTATACGGTGACCATGTCATCATCGCCCACGAATTCACGCATATCATCGTTTGAGGAGTCAGGCTTTATCTGTTCGGCGGTGTCTTCGTCCATGCCGTTATCGATAGCCGCCTGTCTCACTTCATCGACAGGTCTGCGAGCCATGAGGATGATATACGCCTGGCTCTGCACATCTGCTGACTGGGGATTTGCAAACACCACAGCTGTGTTTTCAACAATCTCGCACTTGACAAGACCCTCTGCCGTCTGTCCGGTAGGCGCTGCGGCGTCAAACCACAGGTGGGCGCAGCAGTCACCGCAGACAGCTGCATCCCTGAGAAAGTCCTTACTCAGCCCACTGAGGTCGTTATCCTCGATAAACTGGTCTATCTGAGCGGCGATGATACTCATTGTCTGCTTTGTCGTATCGTCTTCAACAGCGTTGAAAACGGATACGCTTGCGGAGATAGCCTTGCTTGCGAGCATAGCCACCTGATAGTCAACGACTCGCCCGATAAAATTCAAAACAGGCTTTTCGAGCCCGGGCGCATTCACGCCGTTCCACTGATCACCGAGGTACATGCCCTCGTTTTCCCGAACCGTGTCAAAGA